GTCTCGCCTCTGTGGGTGTAGTATCCCTTGTCGTATGCACCGTCGCCTTCATCGGCCCAACGGGCCGTCGAAGCGCAGCTCACCCCAGAACTTCCATCCGCCGATGCCTTCTTCCAGGACGGCTACCCCGTTCGTCAAGGGCGTCAACTCGGACCACCGAGAGCCATCCAGCTCGTCTTTGAACTCGACGACTAGTTTTTTGAGCATCTCGACGTCTTCCTTGCTGGCCTTCTCCATGTCGACGGTGGCCAATGCCCTTGCTACGAGCATGGACATCTCATACCTCGTCATGGGCTGGTTGCCCCTGTACGTGCCATCAGGGTAACCCTGAATTATGCCTTTTGCGGCCAAATGCGATACTGCGTCGTAAGCCCAGTGGTTCATTGGAACGTCGACGAAGGGATTTGCCGCAAAGGCAGGAGCTGCAAATGCCACAAGGGCAAAGACTGATCCGCTTCCCCCACTCCTCTTTTGTCTTCGGGACCACTGATGCGGGGGGCATCGCCCCAGTAATCGCAAGATACACGGCATTCTGCATCAGCGACGCGCCTGAGCCTGCCTGGGGGCCTTCGTAACCAACCAGCAGGGGCACGGCCCCTCGATGATCGGCCGGAGCACGCCCGTAAGGAACGCCCCCACTACGTTCCCACCGGGACGCCTCGTCGACGAAGGGGAAGTCGGCGAAAATCTCCAGGATCAGGCGCTTTGCAGCTGCAATATCCTCCTCGTCGGCCGATCCGGCACCGGGGCGAGACGGAATCCCGGCTCCGGCATATAATACATCTTCGTTGCCGGGTCATACCCCTCAACGGCGTGGATTGTGCCGTCCTCGTGCAGTATCGGTGACGTCGCGATACCTATCAGTGCAGGGAGCTGCCACTCCGTCGGAGGGCCTCCCGAGAACGTCGCGCACAATCGCGACCGGAGGATATTCTGGACGTTCCTGGATGGCCCCGTCCCTGTCGACCTTGATTGATAGCCAGACCGCCACTCTGGTCCATAACTCCGCGGAGCGCATGCTCATTGAGAGTCTCAACGAAGGGCCGACCCTCCTCGTCCCGGCAGACCCGGACGGGGGAGCCCCCCTCGGTGGAATATTGTTGGAGGGGCGTTCGCCCTCGATAATCGCCCGGATGGCATCATCCGTTACCTCGTGCATATGACGATTATTCACCACTATCGAAGGGCGGAGCACCATCTCTTCCTCGCGCGGTTCCTCGGGGTCGGGACTACCCCATCCCCGGCTCCCGCGGTGGGCAGTACCTGACGCTTCCCCCGCTCCCACTCCCATTCCTTCAACTGTTCCCGATACCCTCGCCTGCCGAGCTCATCGAATATGCGGGGCCAGTGCCCCTGGAGACATCCGGGCCTTGCGTCAGCGCAGTCAATAATTTTCTCGCTGACCGCGAGCGCCTCGAGCGGTCCGCCCCCGGTCTCATGCCGGCGACACCACCAGGTCTGATTGTCCGCGGAGATAGCTAGATTCGTCCCCGTATCACTGCCGTGCACGGGATGCTCGCCCTCGACCTCCCCCGTCTCCCGGACGTGGGGATTTATCGGCATCAGGAAATCGGTCACCCGGAGCCCCAGGGCCTCCGAGATGGTCGTGGCCCGGGAGTCACATGTCACGCGCGACGGCGGGGGGGGAGGCAGTTGCAGCAGGAGGTGTGCAGGGATCGACCACCAATGATTTCAGTTCCGCCCAGGTTAACTCTAAGAGCGGCACATCGTTCACGACCTCGTAGCGACCGCCGGAAGGGTGAGTGCACCCGGGCCCCACGCAGAACGACTTGTGCCCACTCCCGCGCAGGTCGCCGAGGTCCGCCCGGGTCTCCGGGTCCCGCAGGATGAACTTCTCCGCCGGCGCGTCCTGGCACCTGAGATAGAAGTGTGACCCGTAACCGTCCTTGCGCCCCGGTCCGGACGACGAACGTCTCGAGGAGTCGGTCGAGCACCCCGAGTTCCATGAGTCGGTCGGTCCGGTCCGCATCGAGGATGCAGACCCCGCCATCAGGTATGACCCCGTAGTTCCCGCCGCGTTCAATGTGGGCGAGGAGGTGCGGATCATCGTAGGCGTAGTTTGCCGTCGTCTGCCATCCTTTCTCGATCGCCGATTTGTCCCGGGCCTTGACCAGGATGAACCGGCAGCCCTGCAGGGCTTCAGGGATGCAAATACAGGGAGTTACCTCGCCGCGACCCTCTTCTGCATCTGCCCCATCAAATCGTACAACGAACCCGGGCTTCCCTCCTCCTCGAGGATCCGCTGCAGCTCGCGGCGAGGGATCATCTTACCATTATGCCACGTCAGCCGTCGGGTTCTCACTCCAAACTGTCCCGTCATCGTCTCGATATACTGTCAGTCGAACCCCCCCTTTCTCCCCTCTCCAGCGCCAGCTGGTTGATGCCCTTATGCGCCATGCGTCACCGCCATCGCCATCATCCAGAGCAGCCCGAGCGCCGTCGACACGACCCCGAGCAGGAACCCCGCGGTGAACCAGAGGAACCTCATTTCGGCACCCCCTTCCGCCGCCGATACTCCCGGCCGCATTTCGTGGAACACGTCTTCGGCGGCACCCCGCGCTTCAGTCGAGCGCGATACCACGGCAGCGGGTACCGCCCCTCGCGCCCGCAGATCACGCAGGTGAGGATGACGTACTGCCCGCCATGCGGCCCCAGCCGCGGATCGAGCCTCGCGCCGGGTGGGAGGGCGATATCGTCACTCATCGTCGCGCCCCTCCTGGAGGATGCGATTCGCCCGATACGTCCACATCATTAGATCGACATCGCGCTCCGGGAGCACGAGCTGCACCGGCAGGCCGTCGATGTCGAACGAGACGGAGGCATCGCCAGGGGTCACGNCCGCACCTCCAGNACCGTCTGNCNNCTGTGGGCGTCGTCGAGTTGCCGGGCGTCGGTGACGAGCATCGAGATCGTGCACGACTCCCGGATCCCGTCCTTGACCTCTAGTACCAGGTAGACCGGGATCGAGTAGACGCGCCCCTGCTCGGTCAGCATCAGCGACCGGCCCGTCTGTGAGCGCCGGAGCCGGAGCCCCTGCTCGACATCCTCGAATACCCCCGGCGCATCCCCCCAGTACCGCCGGGAGACTACGACCTCGCGCCGTCGGTGCGACGTAAAGGTCTGCGAGCCGGTCGAGCGGCACCACGAACGTATCCGGGCCGATATCGAGCACNCANCGCNTCNGTNTANAGNTCNAGCCGCGCCTCGCCCANAGGGACGAATGTCACCGGTACCGNCTCCTGAACGCCGCGGCGGGCGGGATATCCCACGGTGTCGCGGGTGGGTCGAAGATCTCTTAGATTGAGGTGGATCGCCCAATCGCGCTCAAGCCGCGCGCCCTTGCTCTGCTCCCATCCCGGCAGCAGCAGCACCGCTGCGCGCGCCCGGGGCAGGGAGCCGGAGGATCGCGAGGTCGCCGTCGATCCAGTCCTCGTTCGGGACCTCCGGGCAGTCCTCCTCGAAGTGCGCTGTGTTGAGGTGCGGCGTCAGAGGCATCCACCCCTTCCGCGCCGCCGCGACCGCATACGACCGAGCGACAGCGATATTCTCCGCGACCGTGCGGCCGTTGCCGGCGGAGTAGGGGCCGGCGATGTAGAGGATCGGGCGGGTCATGCGATCGCCCCCTCGGGCCATGCGGGCCGGCGCTCGTAGGCCGGGCACCCTTCGGTGTCGATGCACCCGATCGGGCACTCGAACCCGACCACGTCGCCGGTGCGCCCGCAGAAATCAATCTCAAAGATCCACCAGTGCCGCTCGCGGTAGTGNGACCGGCAGCCGAGACAGGTGTTCATGCTCGCACCTCCTCACGCTGTGCCTTAAGGTGTGCCCTCCGCGCGCGGCAATACTCAGCGTTGCGGACGTGTGCACGTTGCGCTTTATAAAATTCCTCTGCAATTTCTAGCGCCTTCCAGATTGGTACGCGGCGGGTTGGCACGCCCTTTGGCGGATATCGAGTAGGTATAATCTCGGAAAAATCCTCGTTGCGCGTCAAAATATTGTCTCCAGCATTACGCCCCATTATACCCCCTCCCGGCGGTATGACGTTGCTCCAGCAGAAGGAGACCCGCGTGTTTTTTGTCTGGGAGGGATGGATGAAAGATCTGAGTAGCAGGGAGGCTGGTGTTCATGCTCGCACCCCCTCGCGCTGTGCATCCAGGCGCGCCCGGAGTCTATACCATCGCGATTGTACGGCGGCATGCGTCCGCGAGGATTGCGGATACGCGCCGTAGTAGAGTGTCACTGCTTCTTTCGCATTCCGCGCTCGCCGGATCACCTCTTCCTCTTCGTCGCTCCACGCGTTCGGGTGCGGTTTGCGGGTCGCGGGCACCGGTGTGGGTGTGGAGCGCCCCGTCATCCCGGGGCCGGCTCGACGAACTCCCGGGCGTCTCAGTCTCGTAGACTGCCTCCCCCGCCGCCATATCGGCGTCNTGCTCATCCTGCTCGGCCTCGCAGACATCCCNCATCCGAGCAACCTCGGACATCGCGTAGCAGGCGTCCTTGACCGGGCAAAGGACATCCGGGTTGTCGAGGTGCGGGCAGACGCCGTCGCTGTGCTCGTCGCCGTAGGGGTAGGTGCAGGGGTCGGTGTCGGCCGCGTGCTCCGACCGCTCGTCATAGTGCACACACGGCCCGCTCGTCTGCGGACGGAGGATCTCAGGCTGCCGAGTCGAGAGCCCGAGCAGTTCCCGGGCCTCTTCGGGCGTCGCAAAAAATTAGGATCACGCCGTCACCTCCATGCACGATTTGCAGAGTGTCTTGCCCTGGAAGAGCTGCGAGAGTTTCGCCTGGTTCGCAGGCACGGCCCTCACCGCACTCTGCACAGAGGCTGAAACCTTCCGGCGGTGTAGTTTTCGGCGCGGGTTCTTTTGGTGCAGTCGTGGGCGGCTTGATACACTGTGCGACCGCCGCCGCCGCTTGCTCTGCCGCTGTAGGGCCGGGCCCATCACCGGGGGCGGGGCAGCCACAGGTGGAGCGTCCTTCGCAGGCTCCTTGACCGGGGCCGGAGGAGTCGGCGTTCCGACGTCCGGCACCTTGTCGAGCGGCGTCGAGGTGATCGAGGCGACCACCTGCCGCACCGTTAGCCGGTCTGCGTCCGTCGCGCAGTTGGTATATTTCAGGAGTTTGCGGCCGAAAATCACGACCGCGTCGTCGTAATCCCGTTCGGCCTCGACATGCCCGGCGATTGAGAACGTGATGGTGCTGCCGTTTTCCAACGGAAGCGTCGCTCCGAGGATGACCTCTTTCGGGGTGAAGGTCATGCCTGCACCTCCTTTTGGGCGTTCCACCACTCGCTGAAATGCTCGACGCAGAGTACCCGGTCGGTGTACGGCTTGGTCTTCTCGCGGATATCCTCCGGCACCAGGATCCCGCAGACCTCGCAGGCCGTCGGGGTCGCGGGCGGCGCCTCAGTGACGAGACGCGGCTCCGGCCGGTCGCCGGTGTCGATCTCCTCTGGAGAGTAGAGCCCGGAGATCGAGAACGCCCTGCGGAGCGCGTGTGCCTCGGCGACCTTGACGATCATGGTTTTCGGCTTGGTCTGCCAGAGATTCTTGCCGGTCGAATACTCCGAGAGCGACACCTCGACCTCGAACGGTCTGCTCATGTCCTTCCGATAGACGCGACACCAACCGACGAGATCGTCCCCGTCCTTGCGAGTCCCGGATTCCATGCCGTCAAATTTGCCGCTCCGGTGGGCAATTGCCAGGAACCCGTCCCTGCCGCAGAAGATCGCGGCGGGGTTGTTGCCGTACTTGACCGCCCAGATCTGTTTCGCGAACGGGTCGAGNTGNTANGTCTTNGCGAGCTGCATCAGGAGNAGNAACTCGTTATCCGTGCAGTCNNNNGCNCACATATCCCGGATGAGCTGGACNTGCTGCGGGTTGTACTGCGCCGGAATGATGCCGNCNNCGCCGGNNGNNGCNGGNAGNTCGGACATCANTCCACCCCCACCGGAGCGACCGCGATACATCCCATCTGCCAGTCGCCGAACCGTGCCTCGCCGTCGAGCCCGATCAGGAGCAGGTGCATTTTCCCGTCGCGCTCGATGCTGCCGACCTCGACGTCGTCGTAGCCGCAGGCCTGGAGCGCCCGCAGCGCCCGGACTAGGGTCTCGATCCGATACTCGCCGACGTGGCGTGTCTGGTCGCCGCTCTCGAACGCGCGACGTAAAACGCTCCTGCCGGGGTGTCGCTGTCGGAGAACGTGCCGCAGGGGAGTGCGGGGATCACTCCGACACCCCCGGGCGCACATACTCAACCGTCGCACCGAGATCCTTGACCTCGACCTCACAGCAGTCGTCGAGTGCGGCTTTGCCGAGCAACGCCTCAGCCTTGCCGATTGCGGATGGTCGCACACTCGACAAACGCCTCCGCGCCGTGCTTGGCGAAGAAGAGTTTCGGGATCACCGTGCGGGTCTTGCGGGTGCGGACCTTGAGCCGGAACGAGCCCTGCTTGCTGATCCCCGCCGCCTGCGCCTGCGCGATGCACTGCCGGCGCTCCTCCTCGCAGCGCTCGATCCGGCGCTTGATCTCGATGACATCCGGCCGCTCGTCGAATTCCTGCTGTAAGGCGGCGAGCGCCTCCCGGTACTCATCGGCCCGGATCCGGGCCATGAACGCCCGTTCGAGGATATCGCCGGTCACTGCGACCGCCCCCACTCGGCCTGCATCTCCTGCAGCGCGGAGACGGGGAGGTCCTCGACGTACCGCACCCGGTGCACCCGACACAGTGCGCTGAGCGCCTCCGATCGTTCCGCGCGCATCGCGTCCGCGCAGTCTCGGCAGATCCCGTCGCTGCTCGCGGTC